CTACATACATATTATATAAATCATTTTTATTAAATGTGTTGAGATTACGATTAATCTTCAATGGAATTTCATAATCTTTTAATCGTCGTGTAATTGTATCTTTAGAACACCCATATAATTTAGCAATTTGCTTAATAGAGAGGCCATCTAAAATATAGTTTTTATATAAATAATCTTTAGATATATTAATATATGCAAGACCAGGTGGTCTACATTTGATATTAAATTTATTGGTCCAATAATGTATCGTATGACAGGAAACGTTACACATTTTAGCTATTTCTGGTAAACTATATTTTTCATCTATATATTTTTGGCGCAACCATTCTTCATTTTTATATAATATATCTCCCAATTAAACATCTCCAAAAATATATAGTGTTATATAGGATGAACTACTATTTATAGTTTTCGGTAAGAAACGACCGTTAACTATTTAAGTAATGCCGTTGTAATAAGTAAGTATGAAAATCGTAGTAAATCAACTAACGGCTAGCGAAATTTTGCCATCACAATTGCGTCCAAGAAATATAATAGCATTTGAATATGATGGGCGGATATACAAGTTACATTATTGCGAATCTGCATATGTTTTTGTTTCGTTAGACGACAGCGAAACAAAACTTGGCTCTCGAAGAAACGATACTATTGTTGGTATCATCAAGGAAATTGAGAAAGATTACATCGTGACTATATTAATGTTCGAATCGCGGCGAGAATTTCTTGAATGGGCACTCAGTAGGTGATCAAATATTTATCTGACAGAAGATATTAATAATTATCCCATCCGATTCCTAACCCGGAACTTCCGCCAGTTTTTTGGTTAGTATGCTCGTAACCAATAAGTGATAGACAAACCGCATCTGCTCTATCTGGAGAATGACCAATCTTTTTTTTCATCTCATCTTTACTTTCGATCTCGATTTTTCCAGATCTATAACCGTAACTCACTTTAGAAATTTCTTTCAATAGTATTTTGTCATCAGGAAGTAACACTGGATTATCAGCTCTTGGATTGACACATTCCCGAAGATTCCACCACAATTCATCTCTTAATATTTTAAATCTTTCTTTATTCCACGCCGATTTTGCAACATTTATTCCTGTTACAGGATATCCAGAATGTAATAAATTGTCTACGACTCCCGCGCCAATGCCAATAACATCAACATATATATTTAACGGTTTATATGTATCTGAAATGTTCTGGACTTCTCGCGTCACTTCGACGACGTCAAATTTATTTAATGTTATTATAGGGAGAATTTTATTATTTTCCAAAATAGCGATAGCAGTAGAATCTTCTCCCTGCCGGGCCACATCCGTCCCTATAATTACGCGATCCATCGCGAACAACTCCTCATAGTAACACAAACATAATAACAACTTAACACGTAGTAAATATTAAACGTAACATTAATGGCAGTAGACCGAAAGTTATATATATGCTATAAAACAAGGTAGTAGTAGGTGAAATGAGATGAAACAACTAACCCATAGATACGGATGGAAAGCCTATAAGATCAGCTTTACGAAAACTCCTAGATCAAAAGATGTTTTGACATGGGAACGATTTGCCGAAGCTCCTGAAGACTTAGATCGCGAAGTTAGGCGAGTTTATAACAAGGCGACTATAATATCTATAGTCGAAACTGTAATTTACGAACGGACATGATTAAGATGAGATCATCTCTTTATTTTCTTGGTAGAATTCTCGGAGATATCAACAGCATGAAATCTCCTACGAAATTCGCGAAACGGCAAACTAACAAATGGATCGGACGAAACATCATAAGTAAATTATGGTGGAGATGAATAAAATGAGTCTTGCAGATTTAGAATACGCTATAAGAATCATAGAATCTTTTTCAGATGAAGATCTCTATGATTTGGATGAGGATTTCCAGGAAGAACTCCGAGAGGATTTATATAGTGCTGGAAAAAAATTATTGCGGTATTCTAAGGACTTGGGAATATGATTCTGGAATTAATCACTTTTATTTTTCTGGTAGAATTATATAGATACGTTGGAAAAATGTAACATTAATTCCAAACTATTTTTTCAAGCCAATCAAATGGAATTAACGCTGCTGATCCTTCGGGATGGTAGTCTCCAAGAACGCCAATATAATACTCTGGAGAATCAAATCCGGATTTGATACCGATATTATAAGCCCAACTTGGATTTACTAGATACGGATATGGCATTTCTTCATTTTTAACTAATTCTTTCCATTCACCTGATTCTAATTTATCACGCGTAACACCAAAATACTTAAAGTTAGCAGTATCGAAAGCACTTATTGAAAATTTTTTATATAATGGAGAATTGAAACTGTCAAAAAATTTGTTTCCCTCGTTTCCCTTCGGTGGATTTGGATTACCAATTTGTAAAATATGAGCATTAGAAGTTGTCAATATACGGTCTGCTGCATCAAATATCTCGTCACGAACACCGCCAGACTCATCAATAATTAGCAGAATATCAATCGCGTGATATCCTTGTAATCGAGCTTCAGTTTTTGGAGTCAGCCCGTATGCAAACCAATCACTTTTTATATATAATTCTGGATTTTTCGGTAAGAGATTTCCACCTAATCCAATATCGAAATTATTAATAACATTATTATATAATTGTCTGATTTCTTTCCAAACAATCTTCTCAACCTGATCCGCATTTGGAGCAGTCGTCAAGACAATAGAATTCGGATGCAAGTATAAAAATGCCAATGCTAAATTAGCGGCCAAATAAGATTTTCCTACTGAGTTGCTACTTTTCACAGTAACATATGGATATTTAAATACTGCATTTATTATATCTTTTTGATAATCAAATAGCGAAGATCCAAGAATCCGTTCACAAAACCATATCGGCCCTTTCGCGCGAAGTTTGGCGGCTATTTCGTTCATGTTCGCGCAACCTGGGAATTTAACGTATTAATTGATATGGTTGTGTTACTGTAGTAATACTTATTTAGTTGTTAGTAGAATCAGAGGGAAAGTATTATATATGTCTCCCACCAAGTAGTATCTATGGCAAAGAACTATAAGATAATTGGAGAGAAAAACGGCCAGTATAAAGACGTCTGGGTAACTGGAGAAGATGAAGTAGAGTACTGGAGAAATAACACAGAAACCTTCGATAAAGTTCATATCGTGGTTGAAATAGGTGAATCTAAATTAATAACTCCTAAAAAATCACAATTTGAGAACTTTGAAGCATTTCCTGGAGTTATAGTTAAAAATGGACGTCGGTAGGTGAGGAAAATGCCATATTTTCTTTTTGTGATGTGTCACAAAGCTACTCCAGAAGATATAGAAATTTTGCTGCAACAAGAAGGAATAGTTGGACACCGGCTTAGGCGAGATGGAACATTTGAAATAATTTTCCCCACACACGATACATACGCCGTAAATACATCTTTACCGGATGATATGAAAGTATATTTTGTTCCAGAATCACAATATCCCGTAATGAATATAAAACTCTAATTTTTTTCGCTCAATTTTTATTCAATGGATTAAATTAAATTGATTTTTATTATTTCTGAAACTGGTATATAAATGTTTCGTTATTTTATATTATTGCCATCATGATTTTCTTCGCGCGAATCTAACGCGAATCCTCGCGAATCCCTCTACAAGAATATACTTTTCTGTTCTCTAGTAATACCGTAGTAACACGAATAATCTACATAGTGTAATCAGAGGGAAACACTTATATATGTCTCCCACCAAGTATAGCATAGTGAAAAACTGAGGTGAACTGAGATGAAAAACAATGAAATCAAAACTCAGATGAATGACGCGGCAATAGCGATGAGAGCAATGGTGGAGAGCATAGAGAACGATACCGATCTTACATATGATGATATCTTAGAGATCAGAGAAAAATTTGAGAGATTCGAAGCGGAAATGCATCGAAGAATGATGCTCGCGGGAAAACATCGCGTATAAGAGTGAAAACTGAGGTGAACTAAGATGAGAAAAGATACATGCGCGGGATGGAAACACCATCCATCATGGGAACACGAAATTGAGAAAAACACGAATGGTGACGCCATAGGATGCCACCTCAAGAATAGATCACAGAGTTGGTATTGTAACGAATGCAGATACAGAGATTCGGGAGAAGCCAAGGAGTGAACTAAGATGAAAGTATACCAACTCATTACGGCTCTAGCAGATTATCGGCTAGACGACGACGTATTTTTTGATGCACGTCGAAATTATGAAGACCGACCAGATGATTTCTTGGACGTGTCCGATATGGAATATGACGCAGGGAGAGAAGCCGTTATTATTACAGTGGAAGATTAATCATCATTAATCAAATCAATTAAACTCTTTTTATTATTTTCGTCTAATTGTAATCCAATTTCTGCTTTTTTATTCTGGGTATCATATAATAATTTCTGGGTATCTATAACACATCTATTATAAACTTCTTCTAATCTCGCAAAAGTATAATAATCTTTCGGATTAGTAATACCGCCCTCAAGTTGATCAAATGCTTCATTCACTTTAGATCTATATTTAGAAAGAGTTATTTGTGCTTCTGCTAGTTCGGAAATTATCGAATTTTCCAAAACTTCGATTTGTTTACGTCGGATATCTTCAATAGCCGTATCGTTCCGCTCTTTGACTTCTTCTCTGAACATCTTTACGGCTTTGCCAACTTCTGAAGGACAAACGTAAGTTCCAAAAATTTCTGTGATATCATCAGACAAATCGCGATATGTTTTTCGATAATTCGCCCTAAGATACTTTTCCATATCGTTTGTCATCCATTCGAGAACCATTTTTATTCCTCAATTTTTATTCCGATTTTTTTACAAAAATCTCTAAAATTAATCGGATCTTCTCTAGTTTCTGTAGACAGTCTATCTAGTTCTTTCATCGCTTCATCACTCAACTCAATTTCATCAAACATTTTTATTCACCGATTAATTTTATGATTATTATATTTTAATATTTTTATTATTATAATTCTTTCTCAACTTTCTAATGTTTTTCCAATCGTCCAACGTTAGACCGTAATCATCAACATCATCTATGTTTTCATTTTTATATTTCTTTTTTATTACTTGCATATTATAAATGTCGATCTCGCCAATAATTAATCCACAATTTTCACATTGAACTTCAGAATTAGTATTATAATAAAGATGTGATCCGCATTCTTCACATTTCGCTGGTCTACTTCTCACGTATTCAAATCCGGTATACTCATCTGTATACTCTACATACTCAGAATCCAACCGCGTATTAACTTTTGTTGAATGTCCAAACGCGCCACGGCCCATCATTCTAACTTCTTTTGGTGGTCGTTTTTCTCGGTTTTGATTTTTATTTCCTTTCGTCCATCTTCCATCTATTATATCAAACATTCTATTAATTCCTGTTATATTATTAGTCGGGGCAAGTGTCCATAAGCTTTACTTTATAAAATACTTATATTCATAACGGTTAATATCTTTATTAAACCATCGAATACATTTTATTGAATCCATTTTATTTAATCTTCTTGATAATTTCCGTAAGTACCACGTTCCCTCCATCATCGATAATTTTTTAAGAAGTTCTTTTCGAGTTATTCCTGGATTATTTCGTACTATTACAGATATTTGAAATTTCTCATAATCGATTCGTCGTTGTCTTCCTAACATTTTTACGAATTTCCTCTACAACTTCATCCCAAAATTTTTCATAAAGTTCATACGCTGCAAACCCATTACTTACTATAAACTCTTCATTAAAATCATTATCAACCATATCAATATATCTAACTAGAATAACTCCATTTTTATATTCTGCATCGAATATATATCTATCGTATAACTCTCCTCGATCATATCCTGGAAGATAAAAGTGCAATCTCCCTCCTCGATAATTCCCTTTCCGATTCACCAAAATTTTTACAAAAAGTAATTTGTCCCATTTCTGGAACCCACTTCTTAACAAAAGTTCTTCTGTTGCGTCCATTTATATCACGTCAAATCATAATATCCGTCTTCCAGCGTCACTATACCATTTTCGGAAACGTTATAATTCCATGCGCAACTTACGACAAAAATTATTTCGTCAGTTGTAGTGTTCTCCGGTATTCGTTCCAAATCATTCACTAAATCTTCTATCGTTGCTCCGCCAGATATCCCTACCAATATCAACATTATCAGCCATTTCACAGTTGCCTATATGTACTTAATAATATATAAACTTTTCGGTCAAACATTATTAACTACATATAATAAAAATGCAGCTATCAAAAAGAATATCGTGAAACATATTAAATTTTGCGGAATCTCGCTTTTTCCTAGAATGTCACTTGCAAATACTATACATAATATACTAAAGAAAAAAATTATTATGTATAATCCCACATGTATAAAATCAAATATCATTTTTTGCTCCAGTCAACTGAACTATCATAATTTGCCATATAATCATCTAATTGTTTCTTTTCATCGTATATTTTTAATCCGTTTAATCCGAGTCCTACAATATCTCTCCAAATATCAATATCATCATTTGTATTTAATCCGCGCGCTATTTTTTCTATTAGTCTCCAATATATAGAAATTGTATTATATTTATCTGACGATATTCCATCAGGTAATAAAATTTCTAATATTTTTCCAGCTTTATCATATGTTTGTCCATATTCTGCATCTTTTGTTTGTATAAACTCTGCAAGAGATTTTAGTTCATTTTCCCAATCAAACATAATATATCACCCACTCAATTGCCCAATAATTTCCTAATAAGTTGAACCAATAATATCTATTTCCATGTGTTTTTGCATGACATACCTTACATAATGGTATTAATCCCCACGATTTTCCATTACAAAGGGTGTTTTTATTATAATCTGTATGATGTACTGATAATTTTGCTCCATTATCTTCTTCAGATTTTCCGCATAATACACAGCATCTATCATATTTATCTCTTATATATTCTTTTAACGATTCGTTAAATTTTACACAATATGTTTCAAATGATTTTCCTCCTCTCCATCCCGGTGCGTCAGAACCACGTTTGCCATACATTGGATTATTTTTTCCACTCATTGCTATAGAACGCGATTTCTTATATTGATCAGATCGTGTTTTACCTGTGTTTTTACTGCTTATAATATCTTTTGTTTCTTGTGTATGATGCTTTCCATACATAATATTATTTTTACCACCCCGCGTATCTCTAAATAATTGTATTGTTTTTGGTGTATGTTGACGTCCATACATCGAATTTAATTTACCTAATTGAACTTCCCGTCTAGATCTTCGTGGAATATTATATTTTACCATTTTTTTATATATACATCCATAAGATACTCCGCAATATGTTGCAATTTCTTTTATAGTATAATTATCTATCCAATATTTATTATATATCAATTCTTTTGTAATATTCATCTAATATTCTCTTCCAAAAATTTATAGTCAAGTCTCATAGTATCCAAACAAAGCTGTCTCTCAGTATAGCAAACATTCCCAGAAATCAAAACGGGTAAACTCATGGTTGCATTCCCACGTCGTGCGGTTTCTCGCATAAGATCGCTTCCACTAAAATCCGCATCCATCATCATCTGTCTAAAATCTACTCCATTGTCTCGCATCCACTTCTTCAACATTTTGCATCTGTTACAATCCGGTCCGGAATATAATAGCCATCTCATTATGCAACCTCACCATACTTTTCCAGTAACACGTTTTTACGTCTTCTTAATACTCCATACTCTAACATGGATCTTTCACTTGGATAAACGACTTTCAAAATATCTTTCCAATTTCTCTCATAACTGTGCAAAGAACTTGAAACTGTTGTAATCTTCCCACAATCTAAATTAGTTTCTTTACCAACAAATTTCAATAGTTCATTTAATCCGTAAATGTTCGCAGGATATGCCATTATATCTTGACTTCTAAAATAAGCAGTCAGTGTTAATAATCCCTTGTTAAATTTAAAATCTACGATTTGGAGGCATGGCTTATCATCTTTATCAAGTATATTATCAAATTCACAATGTGTAGTTATTGCAAATGCTCGTCTGGTAGCCGCATTTTTATTTAATCTGTCTATAATAAATTCCTGTATCTGATCTATTGGTCCCAACATATGTTGTTCGTCATAATAATCAGTACATGGATAACTTCTTAATCTTTCTCCATAAGTGTATTCAAATCCTTTATCATTTATCGGATTCAAGAATTGTTTCCCGTACTCTTCTAAATACTTCTTATTATATGGATATCCATTCGGAATTTGGCGACTATCTGGCGTCGAAATATCTACTACAACATTATCAAGATTTAATGTAAATTGCTCCTCAATTGACTCCCTAGTTTCGTCTCGGATCATCTCGCCATTCTTAACTAATTTCTTTATGAGTTTCGGCCATGTTTTAAATACAGTTCCGCCAAAAATATAA